TTCATGCCAAGCGCCGCAATCGCTTCCCGGAATTGCTCAGGCGACACGGCGGACAATGCCTTGCGCGTCAACCGTCATGCCAGCCGCCGCAAGGGCGGGGCGCAGCGTCTCAATCGTTTCGTCAATGCGGAACGTGTTGGACAGGCTGCCGTCGGCCTTGAACAGCGCCAGGCGCTCAGGGCGGTCGTCGCGGTGGCTGATGAAGCCGATTGCATCGGCGGGAAGGGCGGGGCGGGTGGCGGGCTTGAACATGAATTGTATCTAGGCCCATCGGGCCTAAGTGTCAAGAGGTTTTTTATGCCCGAACCCGTCCCGTCCACCCTAGAAGAGCGCCTTGCCTTTTATGAGCGCTTCGCCCGCAACCTTGCCGAGCGCGTGCCGGACCCGGTAGAGGACGCGGAGCGCGAGGCGCATTTTGAGACATGGAAGCGAAAAGGCGCGAAGAAATGAGCTTGACAGCGTCCGCCCTATGGCTTGCCCAGGAAATGCGCATGCCGGTCTTTGCCTGCGGGCCAGACAAGCGCCCCGTTACACAACACGGCTTCCATGACGCCACGCATGACGCGGCAGAGATAGAGCGCCAATTCGCCACGCCAGGCGCGGCCATGATCGGCGTCCCTACAGGCGATACGTCCGGGTTTTTTGCGCTTGACCTAGACGTGAAAAACGGCGGCGGCGGACTGGAATGGCTGGCAGCAAACCAGCATCGGATACCGGAAACGCGCCGGCACCGCACCCGATCAGGCGGCGTTCACCTGCTATTCGCCATGCCGGAAGGCCGAACCATCCGCAACAGCGCCGGACGCATCGCGCTTGGCGTGGACGTGCGAGGCAGCGGCGGCTACATCATCGCGCCCCCAAGTCCTGGCTATCTGGTGGATCAGGCCATTGCGCCAGCGCCTGCCCCGGCATGGTTGCTGGACCTGATAGACCCGCCCAAAGCGTTGGAAGCACCCCGCCCGGCACCCGCGCCGCGCCAATCCGGCGACGGCACAAGATACGGCCTAAGCGCCTTGGACAATGAATGCCAAGCCATCCTGAGCGCGCCTGACGGGGCAAAGCATGACACCCTAAACCGGGCAGCGTTCTCGATCGGCGGCCTAGTCGCGGCGGGAGAATTGATTGAAGGACCATCCTTCGCGGCCCTGAGCTCCGCCCTGGCAGGCATCCGGCACCGCTGCGATGATTTTCGGGCAGCCGAGAAAACCCTACGCGACGCATTCCGGGCAGGCATGGCAAAGCCACGCGAAACCCCGCCGCGCCTCATCCGCCGCATAGTCGAGGAATACACCCCGACACGGCCCGAGCCGCCGCCGCTTGACGAAGCGCCGGATCATTGGATCGCAGAGCCGGAGCCGGACATAGGCTTGCCGGTGGAAAAGATTGAAGGCACAAGCGGCGCGGGTAAATCCACCAGCCTGCCCCTGATCTATTTTCAGGACGTGAAACCCGCCCTGAAAGCTGAAGATTTTGTGGAAGGCCTGATCATCAAAGCGGCCATGTCAGTGATTTATGGCCCTTCCAACTGCGGCAAGACGTTTTTCATGACGGACCTGGCCTTGCATGTTGCCTTGGGCCTGGAATGGCGCGGGCGTGAGGTGGATAGGGCTGGCGTGATTTACTGCGCCATGGAAGGCGCACATGGGATACAAAACCGGGTAGCAGCCTTTTCGCTAGCCTGCGGGCTGACAGGGCAGGAAATCCCCTTCGCCATCATCCCGGTGGCATTGAATTTGCTAGACCCCAAGGCAGACACGTCCCGGCTGATCGACGCGATCATGGCCGCAGCCGAGCGCATGGCAATTCCGGTAGGGCTTGTCGTCATGGATACTCTGAGCCGGGCCATGGCCGGCGGCAACGAGAACAGCGCCGAGCACATGGGCGCCCTAGTAGTCAATTCTGACCGGATCAGGCAGGCCACCGGCGCCCATGTGGCATGGATACACCACAGCGGGAAAGACCAAGCCCAAGGCGCCCGAGGCCATAGCCTGCTACGCGCCGCAACCGATACAGAGATTGAGATTAGCCGGGCAGACAGCGAAAGCCCGTCAATCGCCAAAGTAACCAAACAGCGCGAACTGGAGATTGACGGGGTTTTCGGGTTCACCCTGAAACGGGTGGAGCTTGGCCTAAACCATCGCGGCAAGCCGGTCACGTCTTGCGTGGTTGAGGCGACCGATGACCGGCCCGCCAAGCCGCGCGCAAGCCTTACCAATGGCGAGGCCATGGCGCTACGAATCCTGCATGACGTGATGGCGACGCAACCCTGCCAAGTGCCATTTCAGGCGGCAGAAGCGGGCGTGAAATCGGCAACCAGCAAACACGCCTGGCGGGAGACATTTTTCGCGCGTTCAACTGCTGAGACGCATGACGCCAAGAAAAAAGCATTCAGCCGGGCAGCCGATGGGCTGGCACAGAAGGGCCAAATTGGGGTGCATCATGACACAGTTTGGGCGGTCTGAAATGGTAATCGCGCGCAACCAACTATCACTTTTTACCCCCCAAAGTGACCGGGACATGCCGGGACAAAACGGGACAAAACGGGACATTTTGACCGGCGGCGAGAGACACATACCGGGACATTCTATCCCCCCCCCCCTAAAGGGGGGGGGATTTTGTCCCGGTGTCACGGGTCGGGACATGTCCCGGTCCGGTCCTGTCCCGGCTGAACAAAACACAAAGCGTAACGAAAAAGAAGAGGGCAATTTCGACCCCGCGCGCAATTACCCGACTAAGGTCAGCATCAAGGCGGCCTTTGACCAATGGACTGCCGATGGCCAGCCCTGGCCACCCCCCGCCGGCCTGACCAGCGCCATCGCCGACCACCTGATCCCGCGCCGCATCGCGGCGCAGCGCCGCACCCCCCAGCACGGCAAGCGGTGGCGCTGATGGACCTAACCCCCGCCCAAGTCGCGCGCGCCCATGCCGATGACGCACTTGCCGATGAATGCCAGCGCCGCGCCAGGGCCGCTCAGGAGGCGCTACAGCATCCGAACCTAGACCAACCGGGCCGGGAATACCTGGAAGCCCTTGTAGCACGTTTTAACGGGCTTGCAGGCCGGTTACGCGGTAACACCCCATGACAGGAGCCATCGCCATGCCCAAGCCGAAAAAGCGCCCCCCGCAAGGCGCAGAAGCGGACCTCGGCCCATCCGTCCGGGTGGCGCGGGGTGATGTAACAGTCGGTTTCCGAGCCGATCCCGAACAGCCCAGCCGCACGGTGCGAGGCGCGCGGGTGCGGGTTTGGTATCACGCCGAGTGGTGCGATGGACGCCTGACCGATGCCGAGCATGAGGCGGCAGACCGATACAGTCTTTGGAGCGAAGAAGCGGCGCTATTGTCCGAGGGTAAGCCTCGCGCCGCTGGCATAGGCGGCGGCGGATATACCGGGCCTGGAGATAGGCTGGTGTGGTTGCTGGCGCAGTTGCGCGAGGCGGATCAGGTGCTTGATCTGCACCGATCTTCCGTCAAGCTGGCGATATGCTGGAACCTGACGCCTGAACATCCGGGCGCTGTCCGGGCAGGATTGCGGCGCTTGGCCGAGTTTTGGGGCATGTGAAAAACTAGCCAAAAAAGGCTTGACAAGCCCTCTCAGGGCTTGTAAGCGCAGTTTATTGATTACAGTTGCGCCTAGCGCCGGAAGGCAGCTAGGCTTTTTTATGCCCGAGGCTGTCTCCTGCGCTTGATCCGGCAGGCGTATCACCTCGATCAGCGCGAAAGCGTCAACACGGGCCGAGGGTTCAGTCTTTTTCCGTGATGGTCGTGACCGGAACCACATGCCGCACCCATACTATCAGACAGCCGAATGGAAGGCGCTGCGCCTTGCCACCCTGCGCCGCGATGGCTTTCAATGCGTCATACCAGGCTGCGGCGCCCGCGCCTCAGTGGTGGACCATATCAAACAGCGCGACGCCGGCGGGGCCGATGCTTTGCCCAACTTGCGTAGCCTTTGCCATCGCCACCACAACATGCGCCCGCGCCTCTATGAGGGCCGTGTGGCGGGTTGCGACGCGGATGGCTGGCCGATACCGGCCCAGCCTGCCAAGCCTGCCCAGCGGCCACGCTTCGGGCGCGGCTAGGGGTAGGGGGGGGCGAAATCTTTGGCTTGGGGGCGGACACCGAATATGGGGGCCTTCCCGCACAGCGCCGCGAAATGAAAGGTAAAAGTTATGGCCGGTAGAAGGCCAAAACCGTCGCATTTGAAGCTGATTACCGGCAATCCCGGAAAGCGGCGGCTGAACGATGCCGAACCGAAGCCTGCCCGCGTCATTCCGTCACCGCCTGAGCATCTTTCGCCGGATGCGCGCGTGGCCTGGGGCCGGTTTGCTGCGATCCTGGATCGTTTTGGCGTGTTGACTGAGGCGGACGCGGCGGCGCTGGAGCAGGTCGCCGAGACTTATGCAGAGATTGTGGCGCTGCGCCAAGACATTGCCGTCAATGGCCGTTTCCAGGTGGTGGAAACCAAGGCAGGCGGCGAGATGGAGCGGATGCGCCCGGCTTATTCGGCGCTGATGGATGCAGACCGCCGCTTGAAGGCTTGGCTTGTGGAATTTGGCCAGACGCCAGCGGCGCGTAGCAAGGTGAAATCGCATGACGGCGAAGGCGCCGAAAAAGAAGACCCCGCCGCCCGGTTCTTCGCTTGACCCGGCGACCGATTGGGCGAAGGACGTTACCGCCCGCCGCATAGTAGCCGGGCCGCATGTGCGGAACGCCTGCCAGCGGCACTTGGCGGATATGAAAGGCGCCAAGGCGCGCGGCTTGACTTGGGATGTTGACGCGGCGAACCGCGCCATAGCGTTCTTTGAGGTGGTGCTGAGGCTGAACGGTGGGCAGTTTGAAGGCCGCCCGTTTGAGCTTC